ATCGTACTGTGCGTTGTGCATAATCTTGTCGGCGGGGCATTCAAATACCTTTTTGAGCCACTTATTTACGATGCGCTCGTCTAAGTTTCCGCCACCGACATGCCGGATAGGTAGGTAACCAGACCAGTCTTCGGTTGCTACAGCGTATCCAATTACTTGACCATCACCTGTAGCCCATCCGGGACCGTTAGTTTTAAGGTTTGGATCTTTGGTCTCTACATCAATGGCTATTTTCTTAGCGCTAAAGATATCGGGGAGTTCTGTGGGTGGTATCCATTCGCTTTTTGGTAGAAACATCGCCATTTGTAATGCCATTTATTCTTTATCCTCTGTAAAACTATCTGTTCTTACCCATGTTGCAACCAATGTTAGCCCCCCAACATCTCTACTTATAACCATTCCAACTTTGTAAGTATCTTTAAACGTTACCCAAGGCCAATCCCCCTCAAGCTGTATTTCTTTTGGTATTTTATTACTCATTAGTCTTCTCCGCCTAATGCCGCATAGCCTGCAATATCTACCCAACTGTCTTCATGATCTGGTGATATTATAAGCCTCGCTTGTTTCACTGCAACCATACATTGATATACTTGCGATACCGTTATTTCTTTGTCTAAGATAACAGACCACATCTTTGCTATTCTGTCATGGTTCTCGTAAGCATCGCCGTAGTCCTTGGCCCGTGGTCCGTTGACTAAGCTCTCTGCTTTTTGCAGTATTTCTTCACGTTTCATGATTCTTCTCTCGATCTGTAGACTAACGTGCTGGATTGGCATTTCGGGCACATGAAGAAGGTAACTTGATCGTATTTCTCGTGCATAAAATCTATGTCATCGCCGTTTTCGTCGGCGGCTATTCCTACGGAGTAGCTTTGAACATCGCATTCGTTCACGGCACTCAGCTTTAGTTCCGTTCCGCACTCCCAGCAATCGGGCTTTTTTCTGTCTAGTGTCATGTCTTTTCTCCTTTAAAAAGTTTACTTTCCCACTGGCATACTTCGCTAATATGCGTGTGTCTTGTCGTGGGTCGGATCATACCTATTTTTTCAACCCACCCTAGTTTTTTTAGCGAGAGCATCATTGCTCCCCAGACATTGTGATGATGTGGGTCAGCCATCCCTTGGGATCTGCAAAACGCGCAAATCTTACCGCCTTCAACAATATGGTGTTCTGATAGATACTTAGCGGCGTTTTCATAATATTCTTGTTTCCAATCGTCATCTGCATGGACATAGGCTCTGTCTATCTCGTCTTGTATAAATTCAAACCGTTTTTGCGGTGGTGTGTCCTGTTTCATAGATCGTAACTCCTTGATATATCTTCGGGTTCAACAATAAATAGGTTTTCTTTCGTGCGGGTTACACCGACGTAGAAAGTCCGATGGACATCGTCGGCATCAATTCTCATAGATTCGTCGGCGGCGGGGCTTAGATCGGTAAAGATGCACACATTATCGGCTTCTCCGCCCTTTGATCCATGTATCGTAGATACGTTGATGCGGGGAATGCCATTAAACTTCTCGCCACGGCGAAGCATAGCCACGATATAGGCTCTATCTCTTTCTGGCATCTTATCCATTGCTTCGTGCCAGATCATTTCATTTGTTGCCAGAAGCCCGTGATCCTCGACAAGCTCTGTGAAGGTGTAGAAGCTGTCTTCATCAAGCCCTGACAGTCGTTTAAAACCTCTCGCTATACGATCCTTTGTGGACATAAACGAATAGATTGCTTTAACTGTGTTTCCAAGCACGGATTTCCCCGATCTCACTTGCTCCCACCCGTTGACCGCGTTGCTCACGCGCTCGGAAACACTACGGTGACCTCTAAAGTTAAATAACCTGCCCGATGATTTTAACTCGTTTGCCACTTCTTGTAATTGGTATCCCGCTTGTGCCAGAATGAGCCATGTGCCGTGGGCCATGTCCAGTTCAGATACGGTATTTATTCTTTTAACCGTGCCCATATCTTCGCGGGGTTTGTAATCTTTAGGAAAGCGCCGGTGTATACGCTTTGCGATACCTTGCGCTACGTTCCAAACGCTTGTGGGTACCCTGTAAGATTGTGACAGAGTTTCGGAGGAACCGTTTAGGTTGATAAAATGATCCACATCGGCCCCTGCAAATTTATATATTGCTTGGTCATCATCTCCGGCAACATACATTCTTTCTGATTTTCTGTCTAATAAGTGGGCAATATCCCATTGGAGGGGGGATAAATCTTGCGCTTCGTCTAAGAAGGTTACTGCAAAGTTAGGGCAACAGGTGTCGCCATTCTCTACAAACAGCTTTAACATGTCGGTGAAGTCATACATGTTGAACTCTTCTTTGTAATTTTTAAGCGCTTCAGCGATGTAAGCAACGGTATTCCAATCTGTGTCGATGCGGCTTTCGTTATATTGCTCGCGTAAGGGTACTTTTCGTAGGGTAGAGAGGCTTATGAGAGATAGTACCGGATCGCTTGATCTGTTTAACTCAGGCATATCCTCCATACCGCCGCGCTTATTTACACCAAACCTTACGCCTATTGCGTCGCCAAGCTCTTTGTAATGCTCGTTTTGCAGAACCTGTTCGGTACGGATGTCGGTTAGTGTTAAGGCAAGCGAATGCAACGTTCTAAAGTAGAACAGGTCTTTCTTTGGATCAAGGTTGAACCGCAAGGAAGCTCTTTCTTTAGCTTCATTCGCCGCTTTTCTGGTAAAGGCCAAGAAAGCAATATCTGTCGAGGCAATGCCCGAAGATAAGTTCTGGTCTACCATGTCAAGAAGCTTGGTAGTTTTACCCGTTCCCGGAGGGCCGAAAATTCTGAACATCGAAACCTTTTTCTTCCATCTTTTTTACAATCATGCGGACGCGCTCTTTACTTAGGTCAAAGCGATCACCAATAGCCTGTAGCTTCAGGTATTGTTGTTTACGCAACCGAAAGATCTCCAAGTTACGTCGTTCGATTGTCCACGTTTTGTGGTCCCCAATGTCTTGCGAAAGAACTTTGTTTTGGAGTTCAAGCAACTCTCGAAGCCTTAGTATCTCCATGTCTTTAAAAAACTCTGCATCTTCAGTTTTAGTACCCATGTTCTCTTATCTCCTTTAGTTTTCTTCTCTCCAAAAATATAGGTGTTCGATCTCCCACCCAACTTCCCACTACGTTAAAATCCATAAACTCATACGCATCTTCAATGCTCATCTTGTCTCGTCGCATTAAAACCCTCGCGCATCTGTCGTAATCATAAACGGCAACATCCAAGCATCCTGATCGATGTCCTACTCCAATAAAAGCTTTACCAAAGCCATCTGCTAACAATAATCCTTCATCCATTTTAAAACGGCTCCTCTTTTGATTTAAATTTTGGTGGCGAAAGAGCCGCATCGGCTCGTTCAAAAGAAGGGATCTGCCAGACTCTGACAGCCCTTCCCTTGATTTTTAGTACAACGCTCTCACCATTTATATCGCGAAGACGTTGTGCAATCTTGTGTGACTTATACTCAAAGAACTTATTCTTTCTAAGATGCCCTTCGAAATCTCTTAACCTAAAGTAAGTAACTCCGGCTTCTTCATCGGTCCATGGGCGGCGGAGTAGGATCTCTTCTTTATCTTGCGCTTGCTGTAAAAAACGACAGAACTCTTCGAGATAGTCAAAGAACTGCCCAGAAGTACTGGCATCTTGCGATACTTCGATGATTGCGCTTTCGTTATCCTTCATCTCCGTCATCAACGCAGAAATACGTCCTTCCCAAGCAGGCTTGGCAACGGACCGTGGCATGAAGTTCAACTGCTCCATACAAGCTTTTTGAAAGGTAGGCTGATTTAAAAGCGCATCTGTATCTAACTCAAGGGGCTCGCCTGCTACGTCCATAAACCACACGGGCGGCGTACTGTTATACTTACGCAGATTAGCCACTGTAACCCCCTGTACAGCGGCTCCTACGCCGAACTTACGGGTTCTGCACAAGTCCTTGTTGCAATGTGCATTTATGGGAGCATCTGTGCATTTATAAATGTAGTCTTTGCGGTCCAACTGCTTGGCTACAATGTTTACTTCTGCCAAGGGGAGCGGTGGATCCAAGTAATTCATGTTATACTGTAAGATCTCGTTCTCCCAAGAGTCTGGGAAAGCTTTGCGGAGATACACACCGATGTTAAACAAACCGTTGTTACGACCGCCTTCACTGATCTTTGTTCTGCACAAAATCTGCAAACAAGGTGGGCCGTCTTTTAGAAGATCTGTTTCTTGTGCCGCAGTAATCTGTAGCTTCTGCACCTCTTCAAAGGTTTGGACATGTGTATCGTAAAGCTCGTAGAACTCTTTGAGGGTGGCGCTTGTGCCGTCATCTTTAAATGCGTATCTCAAGCCGTCTTCCGCATCATAATACGGTAGGTTTAAAAAGTTACCAACGTCGCCTCTATCTAGGTGCAATTTGATTTGCTTGGGAAAGATCTCACTCTCACCATAACCCAGAGCGGCGGACATCGATTTAAGAGAGGCCTGCATTTCGCGAGCTTCTATCCAATCTTTTGTAAAGAGGAAGCAATGCGCTCCTCCAGACTTAGATCTACAGACTACCAAAGGTAGCTTTAATTTTCTAATTTTGGTTATTAGGCCAAGATGGTCCAGTGGATACTGGTCTACATCTATACACCCCCACTTGGAGCTGTTGTTCTCATTGATTGGAATAACGCCTACGGAAACGCCTTTGCCAGAAAGATGTCCTTCCCAAAGGGCCTTGGTCCGTGGTTCGCGAATGATAGCCGCTTTACCTGCGCTCTTTCCATTCGACTGTTTTTTCTCAATTCTAAACGTCCCATAGGCTTCCTTGAGCCCATCAAAGATACGACTAAATTTTTCAACTGACATAAAAAATCCTAAAGGTTAGTGGGCGGCGATGCCGAAGCACCGCCGCATAGATTAAAATGGGATACTGTTGCTGTCTGCAACGTCATCATTGCTGTGTTTTACAACAACTTCGCCACTTGAGATACTTTCAGAGAAAGTTTTACACTGCCCGTACAAGGACGCATCTGTGATAGGACCCTCTTTAGACATTTCCCAACCATGCCACGATCCTTTGGAGTTTTCCTCACCAATAGTTTTCAGCACATAAATGTGACTAAACCGTGGTGGAGAGAACGGACCGTTTGCACCAACCATCGAAGTGGAAGAAACCATAGAGTTCCACTTTCGACTTTTCTTGAGTTGAGTGGACTTCATAGCGATTAGCGCTGTTTCAGAACCACCGTCTTCTTTTAAGATAACAACAAAATGTTGGTGTGTTTCTTCGAGATAAGAACCCTCTCCGCCCACCACATAATCTTTGTAGTCGTCTCTATCCTTTGCTTCCCCTGTAATTTCAAAAAGCTTTTTAGTCTGCGGTCTTTCTTCATTGGGCGTAAAGATATTTTTGGGAGCGCCGCTACCCTGCCCTCTAGGGACCCACTCTATGAACCGCCGTTGGTAGGCACAAGGTACAACCCGTATACCTTCTTTACCTGTATAAACGTCTCCACTTACAGTATTGTATATATCCCCCTTTCGCGCAGTTTCATGCGTATCCAAGACGGGATCGTTGCCAGAAAGAACTTTAAGAAACGGTAGTGCCAGATCTTCTTGACCCATCCCTTCCATGCCTTTTCCTGCATCGGCCTCAAACATGGACGGATCAAATGCTTCCACTGCCCCGCCCTTTTCTTTTTTAACAATTTTTGCCATTTATTTACTCCTTTTTATAATAGCTCGTTGCCCGATATAGGCCCCGAATAGTTCCATTGGAAAATCAACCCCTGCTTCACAAAGCTCTTTAACAAAAGCGCGTAACGTGCCGCTGTGGATGTCCGTCTTTTGATCAGCCGGATAACCCTCGTTTTCTGCAACCGCTTTAAATGCGAGTGCCTTCTCGTCTTCTCCACGACCAAACTGGCATGACACAACATTCTTTATTATGTCGTCATAACCATGTTCGCGTAGCCAATCGTAAGCTTTGGGACGATTAGCCACTAGAATTGACGCACCGTAAGTTTGTTTGACAGTAACTTCCGATCCATCGTCTAGTGTCATTTTGCTTAAACCGATTTCCGCGAGCATATTTGGCAGTTCGTTGTCCGTCAGTTGAAGCAATTCTTTTTTAGCATCCTTTGTGCGTTGCTCAAGATCTGCTAGTTTAGCCTCCTGAGACACAATCATTCGTGCAATTTCTGCTACTGTCTTTAGACCTGTTTGGTCCATCTTTTCGAGGGAAGTGGCTTCGTTCTTTTCAAAGTCGTCCTCCATCATTTGTATTACATTATCGTTCATATTTTTTCCTTCATTGTTAAAACACCTTTTTAGTGCTTGCCATTCTTTTTAAACCTTTCTATAAGGTATTGTCAACACCATTAACTAGGAAATTTGCATAATGTCAGATAAATTCAATAGTTACCGTTACAAAACACAGCCTTATGAGCATCAAAAAAAAGTTTTAAAAGATTCGTGGGCCGAGCTTTATTATGCATATTTACTGGAGATGGGTACAGGAAAAAGTAAGTGTGCGATTGATAATATAGGGATGTTATACGAGGACAATAAGATTAATGCCGTCCTCATTATTGCCCCCAAAGGAGTAATGGACAACTGGTCAAAAGGCGAGATACCTGTTCATTTGCCGGATCGAATACCGCGTATAGTGTGTGGGTGGACACCCTCTTCCTCCAAAAAGTTTGCTGAAGAATTAAAGCACATAACATACCACAAGACAAACGATTTAAAGTTCTTTGTTATGAACGTGGAAGCTTTCTCTACAAGTAAGGGGACTAAAGCGGCGTATGAGTTTTTGCTCAAGAACCCGGAGAACATGGTGGTTGTAGATGAAAGCACTACCATAAAGAACCGCAAGGCCGCTCGAACAAAGAATATTATGGAGCTAAGAAACGTGTCGTTGTACCGCCGCATCTTAACAGGATCGCCTGTAACAAAGTCTCCGATGGATTTATTTAGCCAATGTTTCTTCTTGTCGCCCCGTGCGTTAGGTTTCAACAGTTACTATGCTTTCCAGAACAGGTACGCTCAAGTGCAGAGCAGAACCATGGGCAACAGGAGCTTCCAAGAGATTGTGGGGTA